TGACGCTGGTTTGAGGGCCACCATTTACCTATTTTAACCAACTCCGCCATGCCCATACTCTCAATTTGAACAGTGCTAAATCCGTAAGTTTTTGCCAAAGCCTCGCCTTTGGCAACTCGCGCATCCCAACCAGGGGCGGCCCAGCCAGTATTGCAAAAAACAACTGTAACATCAGGTAACATACTCTCATGTGCCCATTGGATGAGGGCGATAGAATCGTTACCGTAACTCGAACTAATGACGTTCATATTTTCACCCTGAATGATTCAGCCCGCTTTAACCAGCCTTTTAAAAAACGCTGTTGCGTGGGATTTCTGGCAACGATACGATGGTAAAAATCAATGCGTTCATCGACAATGGCATTGATAAAGAAATTCCCCATACTTTTATATGCTTCGGCCGCCGCAGCCTGAGTGCGTGGACCATTGGCGCCATCGACACGGCCAACATCGAAACCGGCCAGATTGCAAACCGTTTGCACAAATTTTATCGCCTGGCGCGGTCCGTGATTCACGGCACAATCAAACACCAGCGTCTGTACTTTTTCCGGGAGAGAATTGATGCGTGGACTGAGATAGTAGCGCCGATAATATATTATTTTCGCCGTTTCCATTTTTATGTCACGCACTTCTGCCACTGTCGCCCGTCGGCCTATCCAGCCTGAATAGGTTTTCTGTGTGATACCAAAATTTGTTGCACCGCCACGGTCCAGAGGGTCATTAACAAAACCACCCTCGTGTTTCAGAATAATATCCAGCATATCGTCTGTCTCTGCCTGGTTCATGCTACATTGTCCTATTTATTTATCCCGTACCAATTTGAATATTAAACCCACACTGGCGCAGCTAAATTTTGACCATTGAAAATCATTTCCCGCGCAATAATTACGACACAAACCACCGCGAGTATTACAGCGAATATTTTTAGTGCCACTCTAAACTGGTCTTGGCTCATAATTAGTTGCCCTTGTTTAATTCTCGAATAAAGCGCGGCACATTAAGAGGGATGTTTTTTTCCTTCAAATTATCTCTACCACATGTTTCAAAATAATCGAGCAAACGTAATTCGTTTATAATTTCGTCAGATGACAGTATTGCGCCATTTTTAAAAAATATTTCGCCATCTTGAATGTATTCATTCACATGCTCCACTGCGCCGAACGTATCCAGTAACCAAAACGCATACCTGATCTTCCATTCATATTTTGAAAGGGCCACAAGTCCACTTAATTCAACACCGTCTGGAAACCGCCTTGCAAATTCTTTTAATCCGGGACCACAAACCCGATTTTTTTTAATCATTTCTTTTGTGATTTTCACAATTTTATCTGCTCACGTTAATAAATCAATATCTTATGAATTAGTCTAGGTATTCAAATTCGATTCTATTTACAATTTCGTTTGGTTGAATCTTGTAATGTTTTACCAACATATCTATAAATTGAGCGGGGGACCAATCTGGAAAACCTTCCTTGATAACATCAATTTTTGTAATGTTTAACAGAGGTTCTGGCTGCACGCTAATGATGCGAATAGGTCCTAGCCGTATAAGTTTTTCACCATTTTTTAACCCCATCGCTTTTTCGACACCCATTACCACATCATTAGAATTGAGAAACCGCCAACCAAAACGACGAGTGACTGTTTTAGTTCTGTTTTTGAACGGCTCAATAGTCATTGAAAAGCTCATGTTTCTCATAACTACCTCCTATGATGGTTTCATCCTTGTGTTCGTCATGGTCTCGCGGCGACGGTATTCGATGTCGGCCGCTTCGCAGAGCATTCGCGTTGTTCTGTCGTCTGGAAAAAAACATGCAAGCCAACGCAGGTAGCTAGAGGGAAGCTCAGTGATGAGCTTCCCTTTGTATTTCCCCCATGGCATTTGCAATGAAGTTGTCATCCAGATGTGCTTACGTATTACCGTGGATAATTAACTGGCACTTGGTCTGTTGTTTAATTTCTTGATATTCGTCTTCCACGGCGGCTTGAATCACTTTGTGCGGCCTGACCAGGTCGTACCACATTTTGATATTACCGTTGGTGATTCTGTATCGGAAACGAGCGTTAATTTGATAGGCTTCCCCGCCTTCAAATACCCTCATTCCCAACTGAAATGTTTCTGGTATTTTTATATCACCTTTAACGCCCGCACTTCCTTCATGCTCCTCAATGTACTGAAGTTGTGTTTGTCCATCACTTAGGCGTTTTGAACTTGTAAAACTAACGGAGGTATTTCCCTTCAGATTACTGACGATTTCCAGCATTTGCGCTCCTGGTGGACTAACAATTTCCTCCAGATTATCCTCCAGGAAAAAGGCGAAATCGGTTTGATCCATTTTCTCGCCGTTATTGTCCGCCCATGCGTTCCACTCGGGTGTTTTTTTGCAATTGAACTGGATAACATGCAGCCCCCAGGCGGGGGCTGCAACATCGTGGTAGTCAATAATTCCTTTAAAACTTGCATTGTCGATGTCGCAGAAAATGGCTGAGTGGTCGTCGGAAAATCGATTAAAATATTCAATGAAAGAGGCAGCGGTTTCTGTGTCTATTTGTTGTTCGATACGGCGTGGTTTATCAAGCAGTTCCGGGTGTAGTTTAAAAGTGAAACCACGTGGAGTAATTACTGCTGGTATCCCAGCCAAGTCCAATATTTCCCGTGACCCAATGATTGTTCCTGCTTCGATGGCAGCTTGGATATCTGTTTTATGTATGTCGGTCATTATTTTGTCCTAATGTGGAGGATTGAGGTTACTGTTCATCAACGGATTTGTAGTTTTCCGGTGGTTTATGTGGAACGGGCTTGAGGTCCAACTTTTTTTGGCGCGGGTCTTCGCGTTGCAGGTTGCCCTCCGGTGTGCCAAACATGAGGGTCATACCGTGGTCTAATTCTGGTAGCTGTGCTTTAATGACTTCGCGTATCTCGTACTGTCCGGTATCTTGCCCAATGGGTTTGATCGTCAGGGTGAGAGTGAGTTTGGCTTGCTTCCCGGTTGTTCGCGCACGTTCGACGCACTCGGATAGTTTTTCGCTGAGTTCGTTTGCCGTATGCCCGTGCAACAGTTGGTTAATGGTATGAGTGAATAGATCTTGTCGAATTTCCATGGTTTCTCCTGTTAGCTAATTACACCAAGATTAATGTTCGGCTTATTCTTCCTGCCCAGCTTCTTCAGCCCTGATCCGTTCCGCGACTTCCTTTCGGTGGATAGTGACATCTGGTGGCGCATTGATACCGATACGCACCTGGCGACCTTTGATGTCTAATACGGTAACTTCAATTTTGCCGCCATCAATTTCGAGTGTTTCACCGGGGCGTCTTGTGAGGATTAACATGTTATTCTCCTGTCGATAGTTATCGGGGTACATATCCTGCACGCGCTAATTCAACGCGAATTGTTTCACTGGCGTCTATCATGAGGTGCGTTTCATCATCCGATACGGCATTACTTCTGAAGTCTGTCCAGCAGATGCGCTTCAGAAGTTGTGCATATGCCAATGCCTGGGGGGCAGTAAATTCAATTTCAATTTTTATGGTGTTCATGGTGAATTCCTTTCCGGTTGGTTTTTTTGGTCCACGCCATGTGGTTATCATCGTCGAGGTTGTTGATGCGGCCCAACGTGATAATGATGAGAATGAGGCCCAGAGCTATGACTAGGATCGCGAGTAGTATCAGCAGGTCCATGTGCATGGTGTGTGTTCAGACCTGAAACAGGGGGAGGGGAAATATGACATTTTTACCCGTTGCCCGGGCTCGCAGGTATTGATCGCGTCGGCAGAGGTAGCGGATTAATCGGTCCGCGTTGCGGTTGTTATTGTCATGCTGCCGGATGTTGGCAGCGGCTTCTCGGTGGATTTGGTTGTCTGTTCTCATGGTTCACCTCCGTGGTAATGCTCACGAGAATACAACAACAGTTATATTATAATCAACAACAGTAGTTGTAAATATTGAGGTAAATATTAGAAATACTACTAAAGTAGTAAATTATTCTGTGGGATTTTTAGCTTTCTTACGGGTATATCCGATGTATTTGCAGGCGTAGTAATTGGGGGTAGGAGGAACAATACTGGCGTTGAAGTCGCAATACCATGCCACGCGTGATTTTGTAACGAGAATGATGTCACCCGCTCGGCACTGTTCAGGATGCCGACAAATATGCTCTTTTTTTAGGTCGGCGGTGGCGGTACTTAGGTTGAACAGCAGGATAGCTGAGAGGGTGAGCCCAGTTTTCATAATTTAGTGCGTTTACCCGCAACGTAGTAATTTGTGCTACTGGTGTCGTTGGGTAATGGTGCATATAAATCGAATGATGTTTTCATTATCGACTTTTTTTCATGCTGAGAATGGCTAACTAGATGTTTTAAATGTATATTTTCGTCTTCAAGCCTTATAATCTGCTGTGCCGCATATATAGTAAGGGCACCACAAACTATACCGGCTAGAAATGCCTGGGGGAGACGACGAATATGCTGATTTTTAATTAACTCAGGAGAAATTATTTGTGGTGATTTTTGCGCAGCCTCATCGGCCAAATCCCTGATCATGCTGAATAGTCCGTTATTATCCGTATCCGTCATCCTACCACCTACCGTGTGTCAGTTATAAAAATACCAAAAATTCAGGAAAAGGTAGGTTTACACACCAGTTAAAGTGAGTCAATGCCTTATAATAATAAGGTGTTATTTACGATTCGCCTTTTTTTCAGGCTTTGAATCCTGCTTCATTATATTCGCCAATAATATAATGTTTGACGTGTCCAAGGCTGGTTCATTATTTGCGTGTTTTTCACGATTTATACGGTATATTTCCGCCAATATCGCCGCCTTTTTTTCAATACTAGTGAATTTGGTGAAGCGCTCTTCCAGATAATCAACCGTCTCCAGAGTCTCGATGAGAATCTGAATGTCGAGATGATCCGTTGTGTTTTGATCATTCGATACCATTGGGCCCTCTTCCAGAGCGAGCCAGAATGGCGAGATACCGCAGGCCTTGGCGATATGGGTAGTATAGGTGCTGCCCTCACTGCTATCTCTGCTTTTCAAGGCAGAAAGCGTAGCTTGCTGGAAAGTCTGCCCCCCTTCCATTTTTCGAATTTCTTCAGCGATCGATGACTGCGTTTTACCGCAGGTCTTCGCGTAATTTAATGCCTCAGCAATTCGTTGGGAAAACGTCATGGTGAATCCTACGGCTAAAGTGGATAGCCAAACAAACAACACGTGTTGTGATTTATTTTGATATTTATTGACATAAAACAACGAGTGTTGTATTTTTGAGTGATGGAATACTCAAGGGAACAATCGAGCGATGCGTTGCGTAGGGCCGTGGTCTTTGCTGGTGGGCAGCAGGCACTCGTGAATCAAATAAACAGCAATTTGCCGGAGTATATTCCTCCAATTTCGCAGTCGCACCTATGGAATTGGATGAACCGTCCGTCGAAAAAACCTGTCCCTCCTGCGGAGTTCGTGCTCCCAATTTGTAAGAGTACCGATTTCGAGGTGCTTCCAAATGCACTACGGCCTGATTTGTATCCAATGCCATATTGTGATTTTGCGGGTTGCGTGGTTCCACAACCAGCCACAGCCTGCGGAGAGTTGTGAACGATGAAGGACTGTTACATCGATGGCATTGATGCACTCCAGGAAATGTGCAATGGGTACGGTAGTCAGCAGATTGCATACCAATTGATTGAGGTAGATGGGATATGGCATGGCAAATCGTTAGAGCAGGGCGCGGCGCGTGTTCGGGCGTGTAAATCCCGTAGTAAACCGGAATTTTTTCATCTGGCTGAGATCATTGCGATCACCAATTTCACTCACCGCTATGACGGTGTGTTTTTCATTTGTGATGAGTTGGGGTTATCCCGGCCGCATCCGTTGTCACTGGAGCAGCTAACCAGTCAGTTGCGTGATAGCGTCGAAACTGCGGCGGCAGCGCTGGTGAATGCCACGGATATGATTGGCAAATTAGCGCAGTTACCGTCTGATCCCCCCACGACGTTGCCGCTACCGCGTGCCGTTCAGTTTAGTCAGGGAGTCCCTTGTGCCGCGGGCGCAGTGGAATGACGAGGAAGACGCGGCACTTCAAGGGTTGCCGCATCTGGCGCAGTTGCTGTATTTGCGGTGTTTGCGTCGCCACATGGATTATCGAACCGGGGTGGTGGGTCAGGTGAGACGGGTCAGTTATCAGATGTTTAAGGAAGTGTTGGAAGTGGAGCGCAAGCGGGGCAGCAAGATCAATGAGCTGCCACTCACGAGAAAGCAGCTACGCGTGGCATTGGATCAGTTAGAGGCGGCGGATCTGGTTATCAAGATGGCCAAGCCCTACCAAACGTCCCCCGTTTTGCTGTTATTACCGTTGGCGAATTGTGATGCAGATTTTGAAAAAAACAGTGAAAACGGCAACGGCGCGTTGATCCGTCCAAATGAGGAAGGGCCGGGGAAGGGCCAAGCAAGAAGGGCCAAAGGAAGGGCCAAAGAGGAACCCGCGGTTACACCTTTATATGTGAACGATTCAGCGCCTCAACCGGAAGCAGGAAGGGCCAAAGGAAGGGCAGGGGAAGGGCCAAAGAGGAAGGGCCTACCTCCGGTTCTTCCGTTATTAGATAGACAGTTAGATCCCGACGCCGTGCCTGAGTTGGGAGAGGCCCTGCAAATATTAATCGAGGGTGGTGTGTATCCACGGATTGCAATGAGCGGTGACCACAGGCTGAAATTGGTGGATTTACTGAGCATTGGTGCAACGCGAGCGATGCTGGCAGAAGCCTGTGTGCGTGCAGCACGTGCCAAGCGTGGTAGCCCGTTCAGCGTGTTCTATCTCGAACCCATAATCAGCAAGTTGCTGAATCCAAATCCAACTAACGGCAATCGTGGAGGCAAGCATGGAAAAACGAAATTGTCCGCACGCGAGCGTGCCGCCAACAGCCTGGGAGGAGATCGGGTACGTGACGAACCGACCAGCAAAGATAACGGATGAAACGATTCTCGACCTGTGGGACTGGATGGACGGGTTCTATGGGGCTGCGTTTACATCGCAGTACGGTGATAAAGCCTCAGAGTGGAAGGCAGAATTGGTGGTAGCTCGTTACAACGAGTTGCACATACAACACGGGATCAATAAATGCCGACGCGAGTGTGAAACCATGCCACCGAATTTATCGACGTTTGTGAAAATGTGCAAACCGGCACCCGAGGAGATTGGGTTGCCCTCCATTGACCATGCGTTTTGGTTCGCAGTGCATTCACGCTGGGAACATCCGGTGATCTGGCACGTAGTGCAAAAAATTGGTGCGTTTGCGTTTCGTCGCATGAGAGACAAGCGTGCGCACGCTGTTTTCGCGGAGGTCTATCAGCGCTATGTGGACAGGGTGCTGGCAGGGGAGCGTTTTAGCATCCCGGTCAAACCCTCGTTGAGACTGCCACCACCGGAGCCGATGAGCCCGGAACAGGTGCAAGCGGCACGAAAGGCGTTGTTGAAAATTGTTAATTTAAACAGGGATTGATTTTTGATTGGAAATGATCGCTAGCGATGAAGACAGCACATTTATTTGCAGGTGCCGGTGGTGGATTACTCGCTGATCTCATACTTGGACATCAACCCGTGCTCGCGGTCGAATGGGACAAAAATTGTTGTGACGTTCTCAGAAAACAAAGTGATGAATGGTTTCCAAATCTGCACGTGCACGAAGGGGATGTGCGGTTGTTCGATCCATCCGAGTGGGCGGGACGCGTGGATTCAATCCATGCGGGCTTCCCTTGTCAGGATATTAGCGCCGCAGGAAAAGGACGTGGAATCACAGGAAAACGAAGCGGCCTCGTTAGCGAGGTATTCAGAGCAATTGATGTTATTCGGCCTCGATACGTTTTCCTTGAGAACAGCCCACGAATCAGGACAAGGGGACGCCACATTGTTATCAGAGAACTTGTTTCGCGCGGATATGCCTGGCGCGACGGAATACTTGCCGCGTCTGGAGTTGGAGCATGGCATAAGCGGGATAGATGGTGGTGTCTCGCTGCCAACACTGACGGTTTGCGGGAATTACAACAGAAAAGGGGCATCCCCAACGAGTGGCGATGGTCTCATGACGGTACTGAGGAAATTACCGACTCTCTGTGCAAGAGATGCGAGAACGGTGGCAGGTTCACAACCCCAGAAACGTGCAGCAACATCGGGCGACCCACTCACGTGGCACCTGGGGAAATCACTGGAGCCGGAACGCCGACGTGGTTTGAAGTTGAACCCAATGTGGGCCGCTTGGTTTATGGGGTGGCCGATGCACTGGTTCCGGGTGCGGTCAAGGCATTAGGAAATGGACAAGTGCCGCTTCAAGCTGCTGTTGCGTTTTTGCTCTTGGGTGGGTTCGTTGGCTTTTAAGAGTGATGGGAAAAGTGAATAAAGCGCAATACATCAACCAAGACTCTGGCGACTTTGAATACTACTCGCCGATTAAGTTCATCGAAGCCTCCCGTGAGGTAATGGGTAGCATTGATCTCGATCCTGCGTCGAGCGAAATAGCGAACACGAGGGTTATGGCGGATGAATATTACAATTTGCGGATGCGTTTTTTTCAGGACAAAAAAGAGGGGCTGAGAAATCTAGCCGATATAAATGGAGGATTAGATCGTGATTGGTATGGCAACGTGTGGATGAATCACCCATTTTCAAGAACTGAAGCGCCATGCAAGGATAATTGCGAAAAACAAATTTGCCAGAAACGCGGGTACCACACATCGATACCAATACCGGGTAATAAAGAGTGGATAGAACGGTTTGTTGACGAGTACGAAAATGGAAATGTGAATCAGGCGTGCTGTATTACCTACAGCAACACCTCTGAAACGTGGTTTAAGCCGCTTCTAAATTATCTCCAATGTTTCGTTTATGGCAGGGTGAATTACTATCTGCCTGACGGCACAATAAAGCAGGGGGTGACAAAAGGCTCCGTTGTTACCTATCTCGGAAATAACACGGAGAAATTCAAACAGGCGTTTAGCAAGTTTGGAAAAGTGAAATGATGCAGATTATTTAACAGGAGAGATGTATGAGTGATTTGAAGACGAAAGAGTTTAAGGCATTCCAGCAAAGTATTTCCCCATATTTGGTGGTCTCGGCCGAGACTGAAGTAATCTCTAATTCGAATACCGGCAAGGCTGCGCTTTTTTCATTCAGCGATGAACAGGACATCAGCCCACATCGACGTTATGTAATGTTGTTGGTGGAAATTGCGGATGATGAAACGCTGGTTGTGAATGGCGATGGTTGTTGATGTCCCAAGGGTGAGGTGGAGGTTCAGATGATGGCAACGCAGATTTGTGTTTCTAATGGCGAGGTTCTGGCAATGAACCCGGTTCGTGTTATCTCAATGGACAGAGATGCGCCATTTTTGGCGTATTGTTGTGCAGGGATGCCTGATCACTGGTACGGCGCAATGCGGATGAAGTGGGCCGCCGATTGGTCAGCAGCCGGGACATTGGAATACCGGTTGTGGGATGAGGCAGTGAGAATGGCGATTCGTTTCAAATGGCGAACCAGGAAAGGGGATGCGGGGCGGGCAATGTTGCGACGGCTGGCCGGGCTGGCATTGTACGAGTTAGCCGATCCTGAGCGGTTTCGTGATGGTGATGTGTGGCAAGTGAAAGCGGATTGGATGGGGGTGGGTAAAACGCAGTGGTATGGTGTTTGGGTAGAGCGCTACAAGTTAGTGTTCGATTTGCTGAACGAGTGGACTAATCTTGCCTGGCGCTGGATTAAAGACAATCCACAACGACAAAGAGGTAAATGTGATGTGTGAGGATAAGATGTTTCAGTGTTTTAACGAATCCGTCAACGAGGAGAAAAGGGAAGTCTCTGACGTGGAAGCAGTTATTCCAAGCCATGCGGCAGAGTTGTTTGCATTTAATACAGGCGCAAATGCGGGGGATGTGATCTGTGTGAATGGTAGGCAGCGATATAAAGTAAATATGAAGGTGTTTGTGCGGCAGGTAAAAGGTTAGTCTCAAGAAAATGTGCTGTCACTGTTCCAGTCAGCCGCTTTGAAGAAGCGATAACCCCTGGCGCTCGTGGATTCGATGGCGTCTTTGATACTTTTGTGAATCAATAGAACGGAAGTTTTCTCGGCTAATTCAAAAATTTGGCGTTTTTTCAGATCGAACATTGCAAGGGTTCTTTCATTCAGTACTAATTTATCGATTCCCCATATGCCGCCATCCACTTCGTCACATTCTATATCAGAATTTACTCTATCCAGGCAGGAAATTCTGTTCCACACGTGCATGATCCAGTAGTCGCGTAGCTTAGATTGTGGATCCTCAGGATTGCGAACTTTTGCAGGCAACAGTTGAATACCATAAATGTCCAGGGGGGCTAGTACATCTACAATCCGTTTGGATACTGCGGCATAGGGTACTGAGTGGTAGTCAACGTATACTGGGTTTGGTGGGATAGGTTCGCCCAACCGGAGTTTGAGTGGTTCGCCAATTGTGACCGGACGCCCGAGACCAATTTCCCCACTTTGTTGATCCCAGGAAAACAGTGGATAGTCGTCGTTATTTTCACGCTCGATCACAAAATATTCATCTTGCAGCATTGCTATTTTCCTATTTGCAATTGTTGAGTCTTGCGGGGCAGTGCCTCGGTATCATCTTTTCTGGTCTTGCCGTGTGCTCGGTTTTGTGGGCAATTTGTATTTGGCTTGCCAGTCATGCTGTTAACACCGGCACAACCGTTTCCCTCTGGCTTGTAGTCTTGCCCATCAGCAGTGATTGTCCAGCGAAATGCATCGATTTTTCCAAGTACCCGTATGCTGTATCGATCGAGTTTTTCAATCAGGGCTTTTGGTTTATCACAATATTTACCAGCCTTAATACTTTCACCGATTTCACGTAAGTCCATTTTTATTTTATCAGGATAAGACATCCCTTCGGCTTTACCCGCACTATGATTACTTCGATGTAGCGGCACATGGAGTTGGCAAGCAAGTTTCATACGGTAGGGTAACATTACGCCGTTGTTTTTATGGTTGATGTCGTAGCCAAAGTCTGTACACCACTGTGCCCAATCGTCATCTTTCATCGACTCAGAGCAAATCAGGTGGTGGGCTTGCAGCGCATTGGGACCCGTGTACCAAATGTGATCTTCGATTTTACTGATGATGTTGCTTCGCAGGGCCTGGCTATTGCCAACGTGGTCGCCCTGTTTGTCAGCGAAGGGGTGCTCGGCTTTTTTGCAGTAGGGGCACTTTTCCACTAGGTCATCAAAGGGGCCACCCGCAGGGGCAGTGCTGCCGTAGGTCATCCCGATGGTGTTGCCTTTGTTGTGGGTGGTCATGTCCATGTGCCGCACCACGTTCTGACCTTCGATTTTCACATCGAACGAGCTACTGATAAAACCAATTTTGTTGCCGGTCGTGCCGGAGATAATACCGCCAAGGCTACCCGCCTGATCGCCGTTACTGCTGCTAAAATTAGAATTTTTCAATGTCGCGGGTTGACCGTTAATCTTGACCGATTTACTGCCTTTTTGCAGGGTGCTGGACTGGCTGATGTTGGGGTAAGGGATGGGTACAACAGAGGGGCCCACGGGGGTTTTGCACACATCCGGTGCGGAGGCGACCGCTTTGTCCCCGCTGCCCTTGTGAATGATACTGCGTCCGTTGGCGAAGACGTCGTGTTTTGCCATGATGGAATCCTTTCGTCCATACGAGATAAAAAACCGGCATTCGTTGTCTTTGCCGGATCAGCTTTGGAACAGGCCTGACACATTGCCGGGGGGAGCGAGGAGAGAGAAAGCGAAGAAAAAAAGGGGGGGGACTTTTTCATGGCTTCGATTCCTTTCGGTGTTGCCTGACGGGACAATCATACCGCCGTTTGAGGGTTGTTGACAAACCCGGAATGAAAACGTAGTATTTTGCCATACTTGGAGAAATGCCCTCTCGCGGAAACGCTAGGGGGTTTTTTGTTTCCCCACCGCGATTTATCACGGCCCTGCTGGTTATCAGTGGGGCTTTTTTTTGGAGTCAGTTTATGCCCTGGAAAGATCCAACTAACTGGGTGCCGTTTATGTTATCAGCTGGCACGTCCGCCGCGCGCTGGAATGCGCAGCGCATTCTGGAGGCACTGCTGATTGCCTTTTTTACCGGTGGCGTGGTGATGTACGGTACGCAGAAAGTACTGGATGCCCGCATGGATAGTTTTTCAGAGGATATGCGGGAATTGAAGGCGCAGGTGGGTGAGATGCGTCGGGATCTGTATGCTCCCAAGCATTCGAAAGATGGATTTGACTGGCACCGGTAATGACTTCTGTACGCAATCTTAACGGTCTGACGCTCAAACAACAGGCATTTTGCGATCTGTACCGTGGATCCGAGGACGATGCGATCCGCGGTAACGCCAAGCAGTGCTACATGCTTGCCTACGGAGCTAATGAGACCAGTGCCGAAGCCAATGGGCCGCGTTTGTTGAAGGATAAACACGTGTTTGAGTATCTGATCACCAAACGGGAAATGGCCGAGGAAGCTGTGGATATTTCCGAGGAGCGGATACTGCGGGAACTTTCGTATTCGGCATTTATCGATCCGGGGTGTTTCTTTAATGACGAGGGGGCGCTGTTGCCTGTGCATCAGATGCCGGAAGAAGCGCGGCGTGCATTGGCCGGGATCGAAATTACGACAATCGGCAGTAAGGGCGAGATCAGTTTCACGTCGAAGATCAAACACATCGACAAAAAAGGCGTGCTCGAACTGTTGATGAAGCACAAGAAGATGTTGACGGATAAAGTCGAACATAGTGGTCATGTAGACGGCGGCGTGTTGGTGGTACCGGGTGACGTTGCGAGTCCTGAAGAATGGCTGCAAAAGCACTATCAGAATCAGAGCAAAGAGTAAAGTTTGTTTGGGGTCCGCACCCAGGCGGGCAGACACGTTTTGCAAGTTGCCCAATACGTGAGATTTTTGCCGAGGGTAACCGTGGCGGGGGTAAGACCGATGCCCTGATTATGAAATTCCTGGCCCATGTGGGCACAGGGTACGGCGCTGCCTGGACCGGGGTTATTTTCCGCCGTGAGTATAAACACCTCGATGATGTGGTGAAGAAGTGTAAGAGATGGATCCCGCAGATTTTCCCCGGCGCACGATGGTTGGCGAGCAAGGGCGATTACAAATGGATTTTCCCAGGCGGCGAAGAGTTGTTTCTTCGGGCAATGAAAGATCCGAATGACTACTGGTCATTCCATGGTCATGAATATCCGTTCATCGGTTGGGAGGAGTTGACCAACTGGCCCAACGACAGTTGTTATGAAGTGATGAAATCGTGCAACCGGTGTTCAGTGCCGGGAGTACCACGTTTTTACTGTTCCACGGGGAACCCTTTTGGTGCCGGCCACGGCTGGGTGAAAGAGTATTTCATCGATATCGGGCGAGAAGGCACGGTCGCAATGGATGAGCAAGGTAATGCGCGAGTGCGCATTCATGTGGTGCTGGAAGAAAACACCACCATGATGGAAAACGATCCCGATTATGTGAAACAACTGGATGGGATCAAAAATCCAGAGCTACGCAAAGCCTGGCGCGAAGGTGATTGGGATATTGTGGTCGGTGGATTTCTTCAGGGGATTTGGGATCACAAGGTGCATAAGGTTACGCCGTTCGATGTTCCACTCGATTGGCCCCGCTGGCGTGCCATGGACTGGGGGTTTGCGGCACCGTTTTCGATTGGTTGGTACACCATCAGTCCAGACGGCGTGGTGTATCGCTACCGCGAGCTGTATGGCTATGGCGGTAAAGCGAATACCGGCACCCGTGAGACGGCGAAGCAGGTGGCGGAGCAGGTGATCAAGATCGAAGCCAAGGAACGCAAAGCGGGGATCCTCTTTCGTCGTAACCCCGCTGACAGCCAGATTTACAGTAACGACGGACGCGAGAAGTCCATTGAGGAAATATTCCGCAAAGATGTGGATCCACCGGTTCGATGGGTGAAGGTCAAGAAAGGCGCGGGCAGTCGTGTGAACGGCGCACAAATGATCGTCATGGCGTTGCAGCAAGAAAAGTTCAAGGTATTCAATACGTGCACGCACTGGTTGCGCACCGTACCGGCATTGATGCCCGATCCGCATAATTGGGAGGACGTGGATACCTCAATGGAAGACCATGCATGGGATGAAACGATGTATTCACTGCGATCCCGACACCGTGCATTGCAGATGGATGATAAGGATAAGGGGCCTGCACCCGGGACGTTTGACTGGCTGATAAAAGTTTCATCTGAGAAAAAAACGACAATGACCGTTTAATCGACCCGGCACCCGCCGGGTTTTTTTATGGGTAACGATAGGAGATATGAAATGAGTTTACAAATATTGACCCTTGCCACTGCACTCGGAGTGGGCAGCTCTGCCGCTGTCAAATTGAACGTGACGCCGTTTATCCCAAAGGACAGCGCGGTGGCGTTTATTCAACCCATCGCAACCAATGATCGGACCTGGACACTGGAGAAGTCTGACGATGGTGGTACCACGTGGTCGACGACGCTCACTGGTGGCGGTGCGGCACTCGTCATGACCGAGGTGGCCATGTCGGCGGATATGCGATTGACCGTGGCAGGCGGAACCGTCGGCACGATTGATGCGAAACTGTTGGCATAGTTCGTTTCACGATGAATTCGGAGTCCACACAATTGCCGGGACCACATGATCAAGAGGTGACGCCTGATCCGGAAATAATTGCGCAGGTAAAAAAATGGAATGAGCGCGTGGAGCAGGGCAAAAAGGCTGCCGAAGAGGCCGGTTACTATGCCTCAATCAAGGAACATCGCAACTATGTCCGTGGTGTCAAAGGCACCGAGTTGGATGAAAAGGAAGCACTGGTTAAAACCAACCTGGTGTATTCCACTATGGCCAGCGCGTTGCCGTTGATTTACGCGAAAAACCCCGAGATTGCGATAACACCCACCGAAGCAGTTCATCCTGCGCAGTATCCAGTGATCAAGATTTTTGCCAAGACACTGGAGTTGGTGGTGAATCGCATGCTCAAGGATGCCAAGCTGAAAAAACGGGCTAAGGCAACGTTACGAAGTGCCATGACCACCAAGATCGGTTGGGTGAAGATAATATACCAGCGGGAGCTGGGACAGGACCCGATCATCGTCAATCGGATCAACGATGTGCAGGACAATATTCAACGCATTGAACATTTGATGCAACGTTGTGAAGACAAGCAGGAACACCAGAGCCAGGAGGCGGACAAGGGCGAGCTGCACCAACAAATCAAGGCGTTGGAATCCCAGGTCGAGGTGAGCGTCGCAGAAGGGATCGTGATTGACCGGATACTGAGCGAAGATTTTCTGATTGATCCCAGGATCAAAGATTTTGACTGCTATGCAGATGCCGACTGGATGGGACACCGGATCTGGTATTCGGCGGACGGCTTCGCGCAGGCTTTCGAGCGCAAGCCGGGCACAAAGGCAAAAGCGTTTGGTGTGTCGGGGAAAGCTGATGAATCCGGTCAGTCCAACGACAAGCAAAGCCAGTACGCAGTCTGGGAGTTGTGGCAGAAGTCCAGCAACACCGTGTTTACTCTCTGCGAAGGTGATGAGACGTGGGCGCGTGAACCCTATCAGCCGGAACGATTGGGGGAGCAGTGGTATTGCTTTTTCCCGTTAGGATTGCATTTGGTGGACGGGCAGTTTATGCCCATGTCAACAGTCGAGTTGCTGAAGGGACTCCAGGATGAGTACGAAGAGACCCGCGATGATTATCGTGAGGTACGGCAAAAGAACAAACCCCACTACCTCACGTCGAGTGAAACACCAGAAAAGGACATCCGCCGCAAGGTTGTGGCCGGCATTGGTGAAGTCGTGATTGTCGATGCCAACGGACAGCCGCTGAACCAAGTGTTCGATGTGGCACGCCAGTTACCGATCGATCCAGCGCAATACGATACCTCGCAGATCCGGGCGGATCTGGAATTTGTGTCCAACCTGGGTGATGCGGCGCGTGGCGCGGTGGTGAAAGCTAAAACTGCGACGGAAGCGAACATCATGCAGTCCGGGCTCGCAAGCCGCACGACGGAGATGCAGGACGCGAGCGAAGACTGGATCCAGGACATTGCACAGTACACGGCGGAAGTGCTGTTGCAGGAACTGACGCCCCCGCAGGTAGAACGCATTGCCGGTCAAGGTGCTGTGTGGCCGAGTATGAGTAAGAATGAGATTTTTGATTTAGTGCAGATCGTGGTGCGTGCCGGGACCAGCGGCAAGCCCAACAAAATGCAGGAGCAAAAGACCTGGTTGGAGTTTATGCCGCAGTTGCGTGAACTCATTACTCAGGTGGCCGAGCTACGTGATCAGGGCAAGGAGGACATGGCCGAGGTGATGATTAAAGTGGCACAAGAAACGATTCGTCGTTTTGATGAACGTCTGGATGTCGAAGAGTTTCTGCCTCAGAAAAAAGAAGATGATTCCGCGCAGCAAATGCAACAGGCCCAGGCCATGCAACAGCAGATCCAGCAGCAAATGGACGAGATGCAAAAACAAATGGCGTTGCTGGAGTCACAGATCCGCAAAAACAATGCATCGGCCCTCAAGGATGAAGTGGATGCCACGTTGGCCGCAAAAGGGCGCTCGGTACCCTCGTTGCCACAGACGTTGATTAATTAACTTTCCCCAACAGGAGATCCCCATGGACCCCGAAAACGAAGTGCAAGAACCCGGGCAGGCAAGTTCTGATTCGCCCACGGAAAATACCGACAGTGAACACGGTGCGTCGTCAACACCGAGCGACAGTGATCTGGGTTCGTCTCCCAAAAAACCAGCATCAATGCTGGAGGCCGTGAGCGAAGCACTCGGTGGCGAGCAGAAAGAGGATAAATCTACCGCGGCAGATCAGTCAGATGGTGAGTCGGACGATGGCAAGTCCATTGACACCAAGGTAGGGGGTCAGGATGGCAAGGAAACGACTGCCAGTGAGGCGGATGATTTGTATGCGTCACTGCCTGAAGGGACCAAGGAAGCGACCACCGAACGCTTTAACAAGATGATCGAAAGTCATAAGGAACTGAATACGCGCACTGAAACCGCCGAAAAGGATGTGGCTGATTTTCGTGAGGTGATCACCTATTCGCAAGCGACACCCGAGGAATTTAACGAGTTGATGGAATATTCGCGCATGGCCAAATCCGGTGATCTGGACGGGGCGTTGGCGTTACTGGATCGGCAGCGCCATGCCATTGCGCAGTTATTGGGCAAGCCGGTGGAAGGTGTTGATCAGTTGGGCGAGTTCCCTGATTTACAAAATCAGGTGGATGAAATGGATTTGCCGCAGGAAGTGGCGCTGGAGCTGGCTGCATCGCGTCGGCGTGAAAAATTGCAGCAACAACAGGTACAAGGTCAGCAAGATACACAAGCAGCACAAAGACAACAGCAACAGGCAAGGGCGACAGCGCAACAGCAAATCACCCAATTGGGTCAGCAATGGGCCGCGAATGACATTGACTATGGTGCCAAGCATGATTTGTTGATGAAACAGGCGGCGGTGATTGCGCAAGCCTACCCACCGGAATTCTGGTCGCAGGCGATGACCGATTATTACCAAACGTTGCAGGTGCAGGCTAAGCCTGCGCCCGATAGCAAACCAAATCCACTCCGGCCGCAAGGCGGGGGCGGTGGCAAGGAAGCGCCCGGTTCCATGTTGGATGCCGTGAACCGTTCACTCGGCGTGTAACCAACACGTCACATTCTATAGCACGCGCAGTAAGCCGGGTTCGCAACCGGTAGGACAGTTTCGAGGCGTCGTCTCCCTCAAGTGCGGAAAAACATTATTTTTTGTTTAACCCAACTTGAAGGAGGCGATCATGCCTTTTACAGCCGATGAAATCCTGGCAGCGGGTAAGTCCGGCCTGGATTTTTTTCAAAAAAATAAATTGGTCGATCAGGTTAATGTCGAGCGACCCCTGTTAAAAAAACTCAAAGCAAAACAAAAAAGCGCACCGGGCAACAAACAATATATTGTTGAACAACTGCGCAAATCCAACAACAGCAATTTCCAATGGTTCAATGGCTCCAAGATTGTGACGTATAACAAGCGTCGCAATATTGAACAGAGTCAGTACCAGTGGCGTTCGGCGCACGATGGTTTCGCGCTCGATGAAGATCGCTTGATTCAAAACGGAATTAGTATCGATGAAAACGGCAAGGGTAAGAACCACTCCCAGGCTGAACGGGTGCAGTTAACCAATCTGCTGGAAGAAGAAATTGAGGCACTCGATCTTGGCTTCGATGAGAAGTTCGATCAGGCGCTGCATTTGGATGGTACCCAGGACGCTGATTCGATCATCGGCCTGGATACATTGATCAGTTTGACCCCGGCGACCGGGATCGTGGGCGGTATTGATGCGGCGACCAATCCGTTTTGGCGTAATCACGCGGCAACGGGACTCACCGTCACACCCACCACCGGTAACGTTATGCAGATCATGGAAATCGCGCACCGGTCCTGTATTCGAAACGGCGGTATGCCTGATTTTATTCTGGTGGGTTCGGATTACCTCGATGGCTATATCGATTACATGATGAAGACCTTCGGCCGCGTCAACTACACGCCGACGGGCAAGAAGTCGGTCGATGGGGGTACGGCGCATGTGGAGGGGGTGAATACCGGGATCTTCTTCAAGGGTGTGGAATTGATTTGGGATCCGGTGTTTCAGGAATTGGATGCACTGTATGCCCCCGCCACCCCGTGGGAAAAACGCTGCTACTTCATTAATACGCAGCACACCCGTCTGCGGCCCATTGAGGGACAGGACATGGTGACCCGCAAGCCACCGCGCGCGTATGACAAGTACGAATATTACTGGGGCCTGACCTGGCGTGGTGCATTGGCGACGAATCGCCGTAACGCGAATGCGGTATTGGCGATCGCCTGATCTTGGGGAGCCATCCCCCGTGTTGGGCCGTGCGGCGGAATGGTTAATCAACGGCCCGTTCCCTAACTACTTTTGAGGTGTTGATGATGAGTAACATACTGTATGGCAAACGGTGCCACGCAATCGTGGAACGTGGGCCGATGGAAAAAATCCCGACGTCATGTTTTGAGCATGAGTTGCCATTAATTGAAGTGCATCACGGCGAAGGCTCGGTGACATTGCTGAAAAAGAAAGATTTACCCGAGGACGGCATGGACTACGACGCCATCGGTCAGGTGGTGGAATTGGACGGTGATGCGGAGTGGGACCGATTGATCGGTAAATACGGTCGTCATCCGGCGAACAATATCACCGTGTGTGAATGGGTGTTTCAGAACTCGAAGGTGAACCTGCTGAAAGCGGGAACCCGTAAACCCAAGGTCACGTCCACGTCACCGGTCGTTGATAAGACCAAGGTAATCTCTGTAGACGAAAGTGATGGCCTGGGTGAGGATGAGCTGAAGGCATTACTCGCAGGCTTGGGGGTTGAGGTGGACCCCAACGCAGGTTTGCCGTATCTGGAAGAGGTGCTATCGATTACATTGATGGAAAAACTGGACGGTGCGGACATCGAATATGACGCAGAAGATCAGTTGGACGATCTGCTGAACAAGTACAACGCCATTGAGGCCGTCGCGTAATGGCCTTGCCGTTGAAACCCACGCTCGGCGAATTACGTGCAGAGTTGTTATCGCGTCTCGGATTCGGTGCGCAGGGGGCAGCGGCGGGCAATCTGATGCGCGATGCAGATTCGTATTTGCGTCGCGCGCAGAATTATTTGTACTGGAAGTATGATTTTAATGAATTGCGCCAGACGTTTGATTATACGGTGAACCCGGGCCAGACGTTATACGACTGGCGCGACGACATGGCGCCGAGGCAGATCATCTCGCTACGGGTACTGTACAACACCATTTGGCACCCGTTGCAGGAGGGTATCGAATACTTTCATGATACGGTGGTGGATACGCGTTATTACCCGCAACGCTATGATCGGCGTGCGCAACTGGAAATCTGGCCGCAACCGGATGCGGTGTATTCATTGCGGGTCGAATATTATCAGCGTTTGGCGCGCTTTACCCAGGACGGTGATCGTTGCACCCTCGATAGCGATCTGGTGTTCAATTATGCGTTGGCCAAGGCGAAACGCCATTACCGGCACCCGGATGCATCGGACTATTTCGATGAGGTGGCGGATTTTCTGCGTCGCCTGAAGTCAGCAGAGCATGGTAACAAACGGTATGTGGTGGGTGAGAAACCCGGGGCACCCATGCCACGGCCGGTGGTGGTGGATTATCAATGAAAACCATCACCTATGGCCGCTTTGAGGTAGGGCTGGATCTGCGCAAGGGGCCGTCCGTGTCCGACGCCAACCGTTTGCGGCAGTTAAAAAATGCCTATGTCACCACCGGCAAGGTGATCCGCAAACGCCCCGGTTTAACCAAGGTGGCGACGCTTGAAGTAGGCACCAAGGGGCTGGTCGCCGGACTCGGCAAATTGAATACCTTTTATGAGTCTGGGAGCATTGTCCACGCCAATACGATGTTTCAGGCAAACAAGGTGCCACACCCCACGGCGACGCAACCGGTAGCACAAGTGCACCACGGGGATGTATTCCAGGGGTTTATTTATGTTGCTGTTGAGTATGGCGGCGGGGATGTGGTGCACCATTATCTGGATGGCACCACGCCGACACACATTGCCGATGCTAAATGCCCGAACACAACCAGCTGGATCAAGTTGGCGTCAAAAATTTGGGCGGTGAACGGGGAGAGTGTCGCGTTTAGTGCCACCAGCTTGCCGCGTAACTGGACCACGGCACAGGACGCAGGTTTTTTGCCTACTGGATTGCAACAGACCGGTGCGCTAGATGCGCTGGCGCTGGGACAAAAAGACCGCGACTTGGTGGTGTTTTTTTCCGACAGTGCGCAGGTATGGGTGCCGGATCCGGATCCCTCGTTGCATGTGTTCAAGAAACCGATAAACGGTGTTGGCACCCGTTATCCGCGTTCGGTTAACAAAGTATCATCAGACACCTATTTTTTAGCCGATCAAGGTTATCGCTCCATCAGTGCGCGGGGCAACACCGATAATCTCGCCGATGTGGATGTGGGCAGTCCGATTGATTCCATCGTCAAACCATTATTGGTACCGGGGATCGATCCAGTATCCGCCTACTATGCCGGCGGCGGTCAGTACTGGTGTGCGATTGGCAACACGGTCCACACCTACACATTTTCCCGCACCATGAAAATCAGCGCCTGGGCGGAATACACCTATGGGATCACCATCGATAATTTTGCCGAACTCGCCGGGGTGTTGTACCTGCGTGCGGGTGATGTGGTCTACAAGGTGGACGATGCGGTGTTCTCCGATGACGGCACGTTGTATGAGATGGTAATGGAAATGCCGTTTCTGGATTTCAAGAAACCGGGCATTTTAAAACAGATCATTGGGGTGGACGCGGTGATCCAGGGCACGGCGGATTTGCAGTTGCGCTGGGATCCCAACGATACCACGCTGATTAGTGCCAAGATCCCGATCAGCGGCGACACCCGGTCCGGCTCGATGACGCCGTTTCCGTTGACGTCCACCTCAGTGGCGCCGGTGATCACGTCAACCAGCTCGGCACCGGTGCAAATCGATGCGCTGACGTTTTATTACGAAGAGTTGGGGCCGATATGAGTATTCAGCCGGTGACGTTGTTGAATGCGGCCGCCGCAACTGGTGCTGGTGCTGTGTTGGATTTGTCAGTGGATCCACGTTACGTCGGCGGTCCCCATTCGTTTGTGGTCAATGACACGTTTGTCGGCACCGTGGCGATTGAGGCCTCATTTGACAATGGAGTGAGTTGGTTTGTGTTGGGCAGTTATACCGCGCCAACGATGATAACCCACGTGGGCGTGTTCAGCCGATTACGCGGTAACGTGACGGCGTACACCAGTGGTGCAATCACAGTGTCGGTGTTGTATGGCCGGTTGCAGGATCTCACCGCATTGCAGACGGACATCACCACGTTGTTGGGTCGCCTGACGGCCACCCGTGCGGGCTATTTGGATAATTTGTTGAATCTGGATACCAAGGTGTCCACCGTGTCGGCAAAAGCCAACATCGATAATTTAATTAAGCAACTGCGTATCGGAAACCAGATCACATGATTGTGCCGATGACTATCGACCATGCACTATTTGTCTCGCGCAACATGCGTGAGGTTGATTTTGCCGAGGTGATGGCGACGCGTTGGGATGATGATGTCGATAATTTCGCATTGGAATCGTTTCGGTTGCCGGGGATCGCGTATACGGCAATCAATGATAAAAATGGACTGCCGGTTTGTATTGGTGGCGTGGCGTTTCATTCACCCCAGGTGGGGACCGCGTGGATGGTGGCGACGGACGATTTTTTGTCAGTAGCATTGTCGGTGACGCGACATGTCCGCCGGGTGATTAAAACATTGTTGGCGAGTGAGTTGCAGCGCATTCATGCGTTTTCGGCGGATTTTCATACCGATGCGCATCGCTGGATGCAACGTTGTGGCATGCAGTGTGAACGGACGGTACCGGCATTGGGTAAGAACGGGGAGGATTTTATCGTGTTTTCTATTTTACGAGGTGATAGCTGATGTGTGGTGGCGGCGGAGGGGATGGGGGTGCAGCGGAGCGGGAGGACCGACGGCAGCGAAAACAGAATACGGCGATCAGCAAGGTCAACCGTCTGTTCGGGGTGAAATCGGAAAGTGCGCCGAAGCCGCAAGAATCGGATTATCGCACTCGTTATAACAGGAAAAGTGGCTATGAATATGGGCCGGTCGATCAGGCCGCGTATCAAAAGGCGCTGAGTGAATGGCAGGCAGCAGAGGCGTCGAATCAGCAGGAGACCGCAGCCAACAAAACGGCGCGAGAGGCGTTGTACACGAAGGCAAAGGGCGATGTGACTGATTATTTTACCAATGATTTGGATCAGCAACGCACAGACGCGGAGCGTAATGCACGCTTTAACCTGGCACGGCGGGGCGTCACTGGGGGGTCGTCCGATCTGGATGTGATGGGATCGCAGTTGAAGGACTATAACAAGGCCGTGTTGAAGATCGGCAACCGAGCTGATGCGACCGGATCACAATTGCGCTCGGCGGATGAGCAGTCGCGGCTAAATTTAATTAGTCGGGTCGGCGCGGGCATGTCCGGCAACGCCGCCATCCAAACTGCTAATCAGGCGATGCAAAATAATTTATCCAATGCGAATGCCAATGCGTTGGCGCAGTCGTTGGGTCGGGTGTTTTCGGATTATGGGTTGGTGGTCCAACAGCAGGCACAAAATAACGGTGCAGCAAAAGGATACTTTGGCTCGACCTATCTGGGTAATCCAGGGGGTTATTCGGGGAGTTCATCATAATGTGTAATCCAGCAATGGCGATGATGGCGGTTGGCACGGCCATGCAGTACGGCGCACAGCGTCAGGCCACTAAACGGGCCGGTAAACAACTGGCAGCGGGGGAAGATCGCAACGATGCGTTTAATCAGCGCATTCTGAATACGATCAGCAAAAATGCCGATCAATATAACGCGGTGGATCGCTTGGCCGCGAATGACGAAACGCAAAGTGCGGCGGTGGCCTCATTGGGTGAATATTTGAATCAAGCCCGTGAGGCGGGCATGGGGAAAATCAATGACTCCACCCAGGGCCGAGTGAGCAACGCGTATTTGTCTGCAAAGGCAAAGCGCAATGTGATCCAGGCAAAAAATGCCGCTGTGCTGGCGCGTCTGATGGGACAGGTGCGGGCACCGAGTGATTTGCGCATTCATGAAGGGTTGCAGAACGCCAACGCCGCCGCACAAACCGGCACCCTGGCCAATCAGCAGCGTGCGATGGCGAATGCCACGCAGGTGGATGTTAGCGGTGCGGCCATTCCCAATGCGGGAATGATGTTGGCTGGCGGGTTGATGTCGGGTTACGGCATGGGCAAGGCGATGGCCCCGCGTTCGACCGTGGTTGCCGGATCGCAACCTTCTTACGGGGTGTTGCGATCAGACATGAACCGACGTCCCTCAGTTCCACGTTCGTTGTTTAACTAATTAAGGTTTGAAACTATGCGAAATTATGCACCGCTAGCACGGGGCGGATACGATTTGGGTAAGGCGTTTGCGATGGCGCCACAGATGGAATCACAAGGGGCAGGCAATGCCATGGCCAACGCGATCCGTGATGCGTTAAACCAAGCGCGGATCGGCAAGGTGAACAGTGAGACGGATCTGAATCAACAGCGTCTCGCCGGCGTGGATTCGGGGCGGCAGATGTTTATGCAGGGTGCGACTGGGTTGGCGCAGCCGCAGTTAAATGAATTGGCGCAGGCGATGACGCAAGGGTTTCCGCAAGTGCCGGCCGAGGGTCCCCCGACACCCGATGGCCAGTTTCCGACCATGACGGATCGGCCCGACTGGGCCTCACAGCCCGTGATGGATCAGTTTAATCAGGCGCAAATGGCGCTGGGGGCGAACATGGCGGGCACGGGTAAAACCCATGGTGAGCAATTGGTGGCGGCGATGCAAGGCGCGGCCAATCTGGGACGACAAAATCAGATGATCGCAGGCACGCTGGATCCGAACCGGGTAGCGCCAGCGATGGCTGCAACGGCAGGGAAACCGATTGTTGATGTGACCGGCAGCGGGATCGCGTTTAATCCCTATGGCGATGTAAATCATTTGAATACCGCACCGTTTGAACAGGCAAACCAGTCAAAAGCGCAGTCTCGCATTGACGCGGTAATCAATCGGGTAAGGGCAACGGGTAACAGCCTGCCCGCCGAAGCGAAGCTTTTAGAGTACTACATGAGAAAGGGCGAGCCGTATGAAACTGCGAAGGAATTGGCTCGTTCGCGCAAGAACGTGCCACTTCGCCAGTTGGCGATGGAAGCGTATCAAAGTGCGCTGCAAAACATCTTAATGATGGAGCCACCCGAGGGCATGAGTGAGGAAGAGTTCCAGACCTATGCAAACCAACAGGCAGAACAAAACGCTACGGCCACGGTGGAGTTCCTGAACTCGAATCGCAAATTATTTGAAGGGGAGCGCGATGCCGCACCTGATCCATTGGGGTTATTCAAATGAAACTGCCAGAGTTCCGCCAACAGTATCCGCAGTACGATCACGTTGATGATGCACAACTGGCGCAACGTCTGCACAGTACGTATTACGCGGACATGCCGTTTGAGGCATTCAGCCAGCAAATTGACTATACCCCTGCCGTTGGCAATGCGGGCCAACAGCTCGCAACGGCAATGGTGCCCGCGGTAACCGATGTTGCACCGCAAAATGATAACGTACCTCAGCCTGGGGGTATCGGACGGATTGAAACTGCACTGAGTCAATATTCGCGTGGTTTTGGAAATGTGCTATCAAGCATTCCTAAAAGTACGGGGATACTGGAATCGCAAGGGGGTCCGGACGTATTGGCACTCATGGATCGGATGGACACGGGGGAGATAGTTAGAGACTTACCCGTAGACATTTATCAAATGCATGATTTATTTAATTACCAAAGACAACCCGATATGCGTGCAGAATTACGCACAAAATATCAATCATTGTCGCAAGGACCAGAAAAGACAAAGGCCTATCAACTGGGCAAAGTTATTGACGACTTTTTTGTCAAAAATACCCGAGTGAGCCCACAGTATGGCGATGAGTTCTTTTCCGGTCAATTACCCCAAGGCTTGGGTTCCACACTGGGATTTGCTGCCATGGCGGCAGTTACCCGAGGTCGAGGGGGAGCTGTGCAGTTTGGTACCACGGCGGCAACCGGTGCTGCCGTGCAAGCCGCCAGCAGTTTTGAAGATGCAGTTAATCACGGTGCCAGTCTGGAAGATGCGTATAAGGCATCGAAGTACGGCGCTATGATCGGTACCACTGAAGCTCTGCCAATAATGTCGATCCTGAATCGTATCGATAAAGGCAGTGGGGGAACGGTAAAACGCATCATTACCGATACGATTAAATCAGGTACTGAAGAGGCCGTGCAGGAAGGTATACAGGGGATCTTGGACAATCTGAATGCCAGCACATTCGTGAAGTACGATCCCGAGCGAGATACGTGGGCCGGTACTGGCGATGGTGCTGGGGTTGGTTTTACCACCGGTGCTCTGATCCAGTTGCTCGGCAGCCTGGCGGGCTTGAAGATGAAACCCAACAAAGGGAGAGAATTGGGACGGGCGATGCAGGAAGCGGTGGACAATAAACAGCTTACGAGCGAAGACATGAAAATGTTGGCTAGCAATCCTGTGGCTGATCTGGGCCAGATTATGGCCCGTGCCTCGGGTACACAGGCAAATATTCAGCAACCCACCCCGCAGGGACCACCTGTGCAACAGGGTGTGATGCCGTTGGGTGGTGAGCAAAATGCGCCACCCTTAAACGTGGATCCTGAGACCGGGGAAATATTGAACCCATCAGTTCCCACCACAAAAGTGGTACCAAAACCGGAAATGAGTGTCGATGCCGCGTTTCAAACCTACCGACAGTTGAACCCGCAAGATCGCCAGTTGGCTGATCTTGCGCAAACTTTTGATGGGCGCCTGGATCCTGCCCGACTCGAATCCATTATCGAACGAACTGCAACTGAAACAGAAGGACTTAGCGATGAGCACTTTCAAACACAACTCACCGAAAACATCCGACACGCAATCGACCCAACAGCGGGAACAGCGGATCGAACGCGCCCGGCACCTGTTGAATATCGGTCAACTGGTACACCGCAACAAACCCCGGCCCAAACCCACGCCGTAGCCACTCAACTCGCACCAACTAATGAGCTGGGGAAGGCAATGGTGGCTGCCATCAGTCCACAGGTGCAACCTCAACCCGCGCCGAAAGTTAAAGAGCCCGCCGCTCAACTCGGTGATGTGTCCCGTCAAGCGAGCACGGCGAGAGTCCAGAACACACAACCCACCGGAAGCAGGGATGGCAATGCGGCTGTTAGTGTCGGGCGCCAAGGAACACAAGTGCCCGCACCGACGGCGAAGGATAAAGCAGTTATTGCGGATTTCGGTGAGAAAATTGGAGGTGCGAGGAAAGATACTTACCAGCGACTGCAAGCATCCCTGTCGGATACGCTGCCAGATGATATCGGTGAAATAACGTTAGCCAAGTATTTTCCAGAGCCTGACTATAAATTACTGAAGGAAGCAGGTTTGTCGGTTGAACAAGTTGCCTTTATCGATGCCGCCAGAAGTGAAATTCCACCGAAACCAAGGAAAGCATACAAGCGCCAAAAATGGGTGAAAAACTTGGCGGTTTACCGGGATTTGGTGAATGCGATTATCGCGGATCCAAAAGCCGATCACTATGCCAACAAGGTGATCGACATTTTGATGAAAGGACGCGATATTGGACAAGACACCGTGAATACCAAATCACTTGAGCCCTTAGTGGAAAAGGCAAAGCTTAGTATTGAGATGGGGTTTCCAGAAACACCAAGCGCCAAACATTACCAAATAGAAAAGGTTCACTTCTCAAAATACGATGGTGAGGAAAATGTCGATAAATGGGAATTAAAAAACACCAAGCTATCGGGTGGTTTTGGTGGATTACAAAATACAGCTCACTTTGACACACGTGATGAGGCAATCAATGCCCTAAAAATTGCAATGGCGGTTGAAAAGTCGAAGCCAATAAGTAAGCAGGTTAATTTTGATATTTGGACTGAGCGTAGATCGGACAAGGGGTTTATTATTGGAAAAAAGATTGCCACGAGAAAATTTGTCGAATTAAAATCTGGCTTTAATAGCGCACAGGAAGCTCGGGACTATATTGCCAAGCACCAGGAAAATCTTGAGCGTGAACTTACCAGGAAGAAAGAAATCCCCGCACATCGTCGGGAAGTGAATAATACGCGGATCGGCAAAGATCACCGCAACGGTGTCGATGTGACACCGGAGCAATTTGGGGAAACGTTCGGCTTTCGGGGGGTTGAGTTTGGAAATTGGGTTGAGCAAGAAAAACGACAAAATGATCTCAATGATGCGTATGACGGCTTGTTGGATTTGGCCGGTATTCTGAGTATTTCACCCAAGGCAATTTCATTAAACGGTGAACTGGGTCTGGCGTTTGGTGCCCGGGGTAAGGGGAAACGTGGTCCCATTACGCCGACGGCCCATTATGAGCCTGGAAAGGTTGTGATTAATCTGACCAAGAAGCAGGGCGCAGGTTCGTTGGCACACGAATGGTGGCATGCACTGGATAATTATTTTTCGCGTGCACGAGGCGATAAAGCGGGGTATGTAACGAGTTCGCCTAAAAAACGTGAACATATAGAGGGTAAGTGGCAATACAATCAGAACATACGGTTAGAGGTGGTGGAGGCGTTTGATAATGTCGTCAACGCCATTGTCAAGACAGATCTAATAAAGCGGTCCAAACAGTTAGACAAAAAACTAACAAAAGATCACTGGTCAACCCGAATTGAATTGACGGCACGCGCGTTTGAAAGTTATGTGATCAACAAGTTAGCGGAGCGGGGGGCTGAAAGTGATTATCTGGCAAATGTTATCTCTGAAGATGTTTATAACGTTATTTCAGATATAGCGGGTGAGTCGGATATTGATACTTATCCCTATATCAAAAGCAACGAAATGGAAGGTGTGGTGAAAGCGTATGATCATTTGTTTGAAACGCTAAAAACCAAAGAAACAAAAAAAGGCACGGCGCTTTTCTCCAAACTCGGCCCTCGCGTCGATCAGGAAGCCTTTGCTGATGTTGCCAAGCTCTACAATAATATACGTCATCACGATCAGATGTCGCAGTATAAAATATCAGAATCTGAGAGTTTACCGACCATCGCCCGCGATATTTACGATGGTGTGGTGGTGAAGTTGTGGGACAATCCGATGGCGGGCCAGCGTGATTTGGATGGGGTGGTGATGACCCGGTCGTGGGTGATGTCGGTTCCCACGGGGTTACGGTCCGATGGAGAGGACAAAATGAGCCAGGTGTTCATTACTGAACGCAAAGATGGCACGGTGTACATTAATATCAGCAATTTCAAGCAAGGTACCGGCGGCAGCCTTGTTTACCACATTGTGGCAAATTATGCTTACAATAATAATAAGGTATTTGTTGCCGATCCAGATGGGTTAAGCGCGGTCTCGTTGCGGCGGCGCACTTCGAATATGTTGTCATCGGCGCTGAAGTTCGGTACCACGCGGCATTTACGCCCGCACACTTCCCAGGTAGAAGGGCTGGAAGAGGTGCCACCGTTGGCCTGGATACCCGGTGATGATGCGCACAACATTACCAGTTTACTCAAAACCGAGTACCAGACGGTGATGAATGTCGTTCCAGAAATGGCCAATATCGTCTATGATATTAAACAAGGAAACTTCATCGACGAGAATGACCATGACAAGCACGTTACAGAAATTGCTTTCCGAAAACTCGCTCAGTCCCCAGGAGCTAGAAAGGCAAGAGCGGGGCGCGCAACTCTTAAAAGAACGGCTCTCGCACATGCCCTGGTACGCGAAGCAAGCGGAGACGGACGGCGACGAATTTTGGCGGCAGTTATTCGCGAGTCGAGTCAACATTTACCAGCCGGATTAAAACGAATACTTTATTCCAGACCCACAAGCCCCGCAATCGCGGGGCTTTCTGTTTCTGACATCGAAAAAATCATTGCACCGGTCATGCTCAAATGGGGCACGAATGCACCTCGCGTGGAGGTGGTGGCCGATCTGGCGTCGGTACCAGAGCACGTGGTGGATGCGGATGCGCACGCTGACTCGCGGGTGGAGGCGGTGTTTGATCCAAACGACCGCACGGTTTACCTGGTGGCCGATGGATTGTCACGCGATCGGGTGTTGCGGGTATTGGCGCATGAGGCAGTCGGGCATCACAGTATGGCGGAAATGTTGGGTGATGATTTCATCACGCTGATGGACCGGGTGCAGTGGTTGAAAAAGTCGGGCAATCAGACCATTGGGGATGTCGCCAAGGAAGTGCGCCAACGTTATGGCAAGCTGGACCTGGTGCAGGAGAGCCAGGAAATTATTGCGGTAATGGCCGAAAAAAAGGTGAAACACCCGGTATTTAAACGGGTGATGACGGCGATTAAGAAATTCCTACGTCGGCTCGGGATTGCGTTGGAATTTTCGGTTTCGGATTTGCAGGGCATGATTGCCAAAGCCGGGAAACGGTTGCAGCGGGATGTCAAAGGCGAAGCGCAATCCGATCGCCGCTCACCCAGTAAGGCGATGTTCTCCCGCCCAGATAACGAGGTGGCCAAGGACATCGAGCAGTTGGCAAGCGACGCGCCGACGTTTAAGGAATGGGTTGGCAAAGCGAAGTCTGCCGCGTTGGACGACACCCGGCCAGCGTGGTTGGGCACCCTCACCCGGTTGCATTTGGAGGACGTGGGTAAGGACGTGTTACCGCAAATCACACCCTATGTGAAGCTGGCGCAAAAGATGGATGCCGACCGCAATAATTTGGTGAGTGAGGCGGCTGAAGTGGCGCAGGAATGGACAAAGTTCATGAGTCAGGATGCGAAAGCCGCCGATACGCTGGCAGGTTTGATGCACGAGGCTACCATCGCGGGGGTGGATCCGGCCGAACCCTACAAGGCGGTCGTGGATTTTAAGGAGGCCAAGAAAAAAATTTCGTTGTTGCGCCTGCACATGCGTCAACGATCAGGAGAAGGAACGGGCAAGTGGCAGATCCAGGTGGACGAGTTGATAGCGCTCATGCAATTCGAGACCGCCCGCGCCCCCAAGTATGCCGCATTGCGACACCAGTATCTGGCGTTGCCAGCAGCGGCAACAAACATTTATCACAGTGTGCGCGATATGTATCAGGCCCGTTTCGATGCCATTCAAAAAGCGCTGGAAGCCAGAATCGACCGGGCTGAATTGAGTCAGGCTGAAAAAACGAAATTCAAACATGAGCTCCGTCTGAAGTTTGAGAGCGCCCAGGTGCAGGCACCCTATTTTCCGTTGGCGAGATTTGGTGATTATTGGGTCTCGGTGAAAAAGCCGGGTAACTGGCAATCAACGTATGAAATCGTGAACGTGGGTAAAAACTGGGGGGTGACGTATGCGAACCAGCGCAGGATATTGTCACAGTTTAATACTCGCGCCGAGGCGTTGGACTGGGTCACCGACAAGACCATGAAAACGGAATTTGAGATGTTTCGCCGTTCGTTCGAGGCCCGCAAACACGCAAAGTTGATGAAGGCCAAAGGGTATGGCGTCACGCAGGGGGCAAAACTGGAGAACATTCAGGCGGTGCATGGCGCAAGCGCGAGCGCGAGCTTTGTTGCGGATGTGATCGCGATCGTGAACCCATCCGGTAGCCGGATCGGGGACCAGGTGGCCGACAGTATTTACCAACTGTTTTTATCTACGCTGCCAGATATGTCGGTGAGAAAACATTTTGTCCACCGCAGTAAAACCAAAGGTTACAGTCAGGATGCATTGCGCGCATTTGCTAATCAGACGTTTCATGGTAGTTACCAGTTGGCCAAGTTGCGGTATGCCGATAAGTTGGAGGCGCTGCTAGAGAATATGAAGGATTCCCTGGCGGCGTCGGCCGATCCGTATAAAGCATCGCATATTTTAAACGAGCTGCAAAAACGCCATGAGTGGGCGATGAACCCAACTTCTGCGCAGTGGGCCAACATGGCCACCAGCGTGGGATTTGTCTGGTATCTCGGGGTGTCGCCGTCGGCAGCACTGGTGAATGTCACGCAAACGGCTCTGGTGGCGTTGCCGGTGATGGGCAGCAGATACGGTTTTACTCGCTCTGCGGCAGAACTAACAAAGGCGAGCACCGATTATTTTAGCGGTGGGTTTGATATTGAAAAGTCACTCGATGGTGATGAGTTACGCGCCTATCGCCAGTTGGTAGAAGAAGGGGTGATCGACAAGACCCTCGCCCACGATCTGGCCAGCCTGTCTGAGTCTGAGCGCAGTATTTATTCCACCAAGAAAGCGAAAGTGATGGCGGGAATTTCATTTCTGTTTCATCACGCGGAGAAATTTAACCGCGAGGTGACTTCGATGGCGGTGTATCGGTTGGCACGCAAGAAAGGCTTGGGACACAACACTGCCGTGGATGAGGCTCGACACTTAACCTACGAGTCCCATTTTGATTATTCCAGTGCCAACAAACCCCGCTTTATGCAAAATGATTGGGCCAAAATATTCCTTATCTTTAAACAATACACGGTGAACATGTGGTATCTGCTGGGGCGCAATCTGCAACAGTCCTTTAAGGGAGAGAGTAGGGTGGTGCGTCGTGAAGCGCAGAAAAAGCTGGCGGGGATCCTGGGCATGCACGTGGTGGCGGCGGGCACCATGGGTTTCCCAATGTTCTGGGTCGTGGAGGCGGTGTTAAACGCGGTATTTGATGATCCAGATGAGCCTTGGGATTTTAAAACGGAATATCGGAATTTTCTGGCGGATTATTTTGGTAAAGAGGCCGCGGAAGCAATAGCCAACGGTGTTGGGAATGCGGCGGGTATTGATTTGCACAGCCGGGTGAGCCTGAATGAGTTGTGGTTTCGCAGTCCGGATCGGGAGCTGGAGAGTCGAGCGACGGTGGGCTATTGGTTGGAACAATCTGCTGGGCCATTGGCAGGGATCGCGGTCAATGCCGGACGTGGACTTGATTTGATGCACGAAGGACATGTAGTACGAGGTATTGAGGCTGCCACACCCAAGGCGATCCGCGATGGAATACGGGCGCTGCGGTATGCCGATGAAGGCGGGGTGATCTCGCTGCGTGGTGATGAAGTGGTGGGAGATTTGGCGGCCTGGGAGTTGGGTATGAAAGCGATTGGTTTTTCACCTGCCCGTGTGAACCGACAATACGACGCCAATCGAAGCTTGCGGAATTATGAGCAGCAGATCCACAAACGTCGGCAATTGCTAATTAATCGTTGGTACTTGGCCTGGCGTACCCGCGATCGTGAGGGAATGCGAGATGGGATTAAGGAGATCCGCCGCTTTAATAGCAAGAACCGGCGCAACGCGATCAGTATGGACACGTTGCGGCAGTCATGGAAAACACGGCGACGCTTCAGCCATGAAAGTCGTGCCGGGGTGCATTTAAACAAACGGGATGCGCACTTGCGTGGACGTGTGAGGTTTGGTGATGAGTAGCGAGAAAATACAACCGTTATACAACGGCGATAAGCGGCTAGATGCGTTGGCCCTCGCGATTGAGGATCTGATTTATGAGCGTGTGGGCGGTCAGGACGTGCCGATTGTCGCCGTGATGGGTGTGCTGGAACGCTTGAAATTGAAATTAAATAATACGTTAAATCGGGAGATTTAGATGGCACAGCCGACACCATATATAAGACAGAACGACTTTTCTCAGGACGAGGCCAACAATGTCAGTGGCCGCAGCACGGTACTCACTGCTGGGGTGGATGCGGAGTTGGATGCAGTCGCAACTACACTGGCGGAGGTGCTAGCCAACTTGGTCCTGGTGCAACGTGATGACGGGGCGCTGATGAATTTGTCGGTAGGGCTGGATCAGTTGAAAACAGAGGTGACAACGGGTCTCAATGTGGCCACCTCCTGGGCAACGACGATGCAGTATGTACCCAGGAATGCAGTGTGGCAGACCAATACCCTGTATTACTGCAAAACGGCACACACGTCTGGCGCGTTTGCGACGGATCTGGCAAGTGGGTTCTGGGCGGTGATTGTGGATCTGGACCCAATGGTGCAGGCGACAAAGACCTCGGAAATCAATGCGACAGCATCGGAAGCCGCAGCCGCAACCAGTGCAGCCGATGCGCAGGCATTGGTGGATCTAGTGAGTGCGGTAAATATGCAGGGTGCATTTGGTAATATTTTATCTCCACTGCTAAGCCTGCCATTTATGAATTCACTGTCAGTATTGCGAGGACTTGGTGCTGTCACTTTTTCACGTGCTGCGACAACTACAGCGAACACGTACATCGACCGCTACGGAGTGTTTAAAACCGCCGGACTCGACGTTCCACGCTTTGAAAAAGAGGGGTTGTTACTGGAAAGCGACGGGCTCAAACGAGTCACGACGGTGACGTTGGAAGCTGCCACCGAGACGGCAGCAGCAGCGACGGCACCGGATGGCACTGTGACGGCGAGCAAGCTTGTTGCGGATGCCACGGCTAGCGTGGCGCACCGCAAGAAGTTCGATGTTTCAGTTGCCCTTTTGGGTTGCTCGTTTTCTATTTTTGCGAAGGCGGCGGAATATACCTATGTGCGTCTTGAAATAGTAGGTTACGGCTATTGTCATGTTTCACTAGTGGATGGCTCGGTTACCACAGACAGTAGGATTCTGGCTAGTACGGTGGTTATCTGGCCGCTGGTAAACGGCTGGTTTCGTGTTGGCCTAACGGGCACATTTGCGTCCCAACTTCCTTCAATGTATGTGTACGGGATCCCCGCGTCGTTGGCGGCGGGTGGAAAAACCTGGACTGGCGATGGCACATCAGGGATTTATCTCTGGGGTGATCAGATGGAGTACGATTACCCACAGGTTACATCGTATATGTATGATGTAACTCCCGCGACTGGACGTTTTGGTGATATTTGTCAGCTGGCGGTTCAAGAGAACAATGTTCCTGAAACGACGAGCAATTTTACCGTGGTCGTAGATGTGATAGCGCAACACACAGGGGTTGCCTTTAATATTTATGGTGGTGTGGGGCTAAATGCGTCCAAGTCGATTCGTGTCAGCAACAGGCTAATTACCGCAGAACTCGGGTATACATACAATTCAATCGCCAAAGTTCCATTGAATAAGAAGGCGCGCATCGCCTATGTGGCGGCGGCTGGTACGGTGACGGTGTTTCTCGACGGGGTGAAACAAGAGACTTTTATTCCTGCTAATCCCGATTTGGTGTCTGGGTTATTGACAGAGCCAATCGTGTTTGGAAAGGGTGTAAAGATTTCCAATTTTCGGGTTTATGACCAGGCATTAACCGATGCGGAGATGAAGTATGTGTAGGTATTATCCGCATGAACTTTCGAAGGGCATTTTTTACCTCTCAATATTATCTATCTTATGTGATAGTCAACCTGTAATATATGACAGGTATTTATATATTTATGCATCACATAGAGTGCAGCACAGAGTTAAAGCACGGAGGCTCACATGAGAACTATTTTCGCCATCGCATTTATCATTTCCCCTACTCTAACATTTGCCAGTGACTGGACTGGAGGCGACACGGCAAGCGAAACAACCTATCTTGTGTTGCACACTATTGACTGGGGGCAGACGTTATATGTCGTCGAGCATCCCGATGACTACCGTGAAACCAATGGATTTCTTGGTAACCATCCGAGTCGGGGTAAGGTCAACACGTGGTTTATCATAACTGGGCTTCTACATGTCGGCGCGGCGAACTGGTTGTCGCCTACCTATCGCGATGCGTTTCAATATATTACTATTGGTTACCAAGCCAATAATGTAAGTCGTAATTATTCGATTGATATTAAGATGGAATTCTAATGATTGAATTCAAAGACAAAAATTTCATGTTGGCGGATGAGTTGAGGTTTTCGCCTGGGGATGGGCGGTTAGTGTAGGGCGGTTAGGACTTGACTGTGTTTTTCAGCCATCATAATGCAATATGTCATCTTCAGAGGCCCATGGCTTACATTTGCCTGTGTATATATTTTTGTAAATTATGCGCATGTCAATTAGCGAAAACGCCATAGCTATATACGGTATTGCAGATTCCATATTAGTCCCTCTCCACCGGCATAATCATTTCCAATAATTTTTTACCATTTCCTTTGCAGTCAATCAGCGCCTGGTCGATTACCTCGGGTTGCATTGCTCTAACAACACGTTTCGGCGTTGATGCTCGTCCGTTTTTAAAATCATTAAAATCCTGAGACTTATATTTAGTACCGTGTTTCTGGTTAAATTTCCGCCCAGCTTCAGCATTGCTGAGTGGTTTTTGTAACTCAAAATAGTATTTTACGATGTTCATGGTGATAATTTTGTATGAAAATTATTCTGTTATTAGTTATAAATAATTTACTAAATGTCATTTAGTTGCTCTTGCGCCCATTCAGCACGGGCGATGCGATCGTCTTTATTTTCACCGAGCCAGTCTATGTATTTAGGAAGATCAAATTCGACGAAATTCACATCTGCGCCGTGTTCAGCGAGCAGCGATCCAACTTCTAGTGTAAACTCTCGATGGATTTCAGCAGACGGAAAATTATCAGACTGTTTCAGTATAATCTTCTGACCGTCATTAGCTGATGTAATTAGTTTAGTTTTCATTTTCTTCTACGCGTTGCATCGCGTGTACCGACGATAGAGACACCAGGGGTGTGTTTCAGCAGGTCCAGGTTGCCGCGTGCATATATTATTTTAGGCGGGTTATTAATCTGCCTGAGGCTCTCAGGATACAGGGGAGCATCCAGTGGAATGGCCTCGATATCGTCCGTGGTTGTGAGCGCAGATTGCCGCATATTATCCCTGATACCCCTGTCTAATATCTGCGTCTAAGATACACCTAAGCGTATGATTATAAAAACAAATAAATATGCTAAATATTAGACAATAATTAGCGTAACCTGTTGATTTTTAATAATTGTGCATTGGATTGTGATTCCAGTCGTCGGGGGTTCGAGTCCCCTTAGCCACCCCATTTTCCTAATATATCAGCAGCTTAGTGTTGCTGGTATATTATCGAATTCTTGTTGTCAGAATATTAAATTGAATTGTTTTGATATATTCTGTTTTTCCAATGTGCTGGATCTCGTTTTGCATGTAAGACTGCAAGAATAATAACTGTGTTATTTTCGATTATATAAAACACGCCAAACGGAAATCTTTGGGTAACCGCTCGTCTAATATCGTGATACATTTTTTTATAAATGGTGGGGTGATGTGTTTTTGCAGTTTTGAAAAAACTTTGTCAACACATAATTTGAAATCAAATCCCAGGCCTGTTCTTTGTTCTTGATACCAGTGAAATACGTCCAGTAAATCCGTTCTTGCTTCTGGACGGATTAAAAATTCATAATCCATTATAATTTCATTTCATTTTTAACTTCTTCCCAAGACAAACCTTCGTGTGGAGAGGCTTTATAGGCGGCCATTCTTTCATCTAATATTTTTTTTTGAGATTCGGTTACTTCCAGGTCATCTTGATTTTTTGCAACACTATCCCAGAGTTTTTCTGCCAAAAGAATACGTTCAGCCTGGCTAAGTTGTTGAATATTAATGTTTTTTAGTGTATCCATATCTCTATTCTAGTTGAATTTCCACTAATCGTCGATAGTTTTGAAAAGAATATAACCCGCTGTGTCAGGATAGATGTCGCCTCATTTGAAATCATAAAATAACAGACAGCGGGCGGGAAAGAGCGAGAAATGGCACGTTATTCGTTGGCGGTATTGCGCGGGCTTGGCGCTGTCACGTTTTCACGTGCGGTGACAACCACCGCTAATACGTACATCGACCGCTATGGGGTGTTTAAATCAGCGGGACTCGACGTGCCGCGTTTTGAGAAAGAGGGGTTATTACTGGAAGGTTTTGGGATCAAACGCGTAACGACGGTGACGCTCGAAGCGGCCACCGAGACGGCAGGTGTTGCGACGGCACCAGACGGGCACTGTGTCGGCAAGCAAGCTGGTGGAGGACGCCACGGCCAGCGTGGCGCACCGCAAGAAGTTTGATTTTTCTTTAGCTCTGACCCAGTGTTCGTTTTCTATTTTTGCGAAGGCGGCGGAACACAATCATGTGCGGCTTGAGATTGCTGCCTATGGCTACTGTCATGTTGCTTTAGTCGATGGCTCAATTACCGCAGACAGCGCGGGTCTGGCCAGTACGGTGGTGGTCTGGCCGCTGGCGAATGGCTGGTTCCGTATCGGCCTGCATGGCACATTCGCATCCCAGATCACGTCAATGTATGTGTACGGGATCCCTGCGACGTTGGCGGCGGGTGGGAACACCTGGTCCGGCGACGGAACGTCGGGGATTTATATCTGGGGTGATCAGATGGAATACGATTACCCACAGGTGACATCGTATATGTATGATGTGGCCCCCGCGCAGGGCCGCAATGATGATGTCTGTCAGTTGGCGGCACTTAGAGAACAACGTTCCCGATACGAACCAGGACGGCACGGTGGTGGTCGATGTGGTGGCGCAACATACCAGGCGAGTGTTCTATATTCAAGGTGGTGTGGGTGCAGACAAGTCGATGGGAGTGAGTAACAGGCTAATCACCGCGCAGCATGGGAACACGCATACGTCTGCTGCCAAAGTTCCGTTGAACAAAAAAGCGCGTATTGCCTATGTGGCGGCGGCAGGAACGGTGACGGTGTTTCTCGACGGGGTGAAAAAGGAGACGTTTGCCAATGCGGGTTTGGTGACGGGCTTGTTAACGAATCCGATTATTTTTGGTAAAGGTATGATGATTTCAAATTTCCGGGTTTATGACCGGGCGTTGAGTGATGCTGAGATGAAGTATGTGGACCCTGTGCATAATTCTGTGTAA